CAATCCAAATGGTGACAAAAGCATGACTTCGATTATTATTATAGCAAAATTCTAATTATGGACCAATTAATGTAAAAACTTATGATTTCTAAAGCCATCATGGATAAGACCGATGGTATCAAAAGAATCGATAATAGAGAGATGAATTCCCCATCAAATATGACGGAATCATTCAATATACCACAAGCAAAATACAATATTCCTCAAGAATACCTTCAGGAACAACCATCTCAACAAATGAGTCAACCTTATTTATCATCTTTACCCGTTGAAAATACAAAGCCGGTTGGAGTTCCTACAATAGATGCTATCAAAAATTCAAGACTTCCTGATGAGATTAAAAAACTTATGATGGAGCACCCAATCTCACAACCACAACAGGCCAATCCAACTTTGTCGAATGATTTGATAGAACGAGCATCAAGATTGATGAAAGAAAATCCAAGTGGATATGTTCCTGAATCCGCAAAACCGAAACAACAGGCACAGGTACAATCATCTCAACCTACAGGAAACATTGACTACAAGGTTTTACAGAAAATGATTAATGAAGCAGTTAACGACGCATTAAAAGAAAATGGATTGTTAGTGGAATCTACCGACAAAACAAATGAGTTATTCAGTTTTAAAGTTGGTAAACACATATTTGAAGGTAAAGTAACCAAGATTAAAAAGTTATCCTAACTAATTAGACCCACAATAAAATGTGGGTTTTTTTATGATATTTAGTCCCCTTTTGACAGAGCGGGATATTTATTTATATGGATGAAAAAACTAAAAAAAAAATAATAGAACAATACTTGAGAGGTTTTGGATCGACAACAATTGAAAAAAAAATAGGGGTTTCTAAAAGAACAATATTAAAAATTCTCAACGACGAAGATATTGTTAGAAAAAGAAATAGATGTACATCCCTCAATATCATAAAATCTAAAAATTATTTTGTTGTCAACCGGGTGTGTCCGATTTGTAACAAGGAAATTGAAACTAAATCTATCGATAAGGCAATTGCATGTAGAAATCATTACAGAAAAGTTAATAATAATACTCCTTGTAAGCCATGCACATCAAAATTACAATCAGGAGAAGGAAACCCATTTTATGGAAAAAAACATACGAAAGAAACTCTCAATAAATTAAGTAAAACATTATCAGATAACCCAAGAAAATATAGTTCATCTTCAAAACCTGAAAAACGAATTGAAGAAATTATTAAAGGTATTGGACTTGAAGTTATTCGGACTTATAGAGTCAACGAATATGTTTGTGACATTTATTTACCTAAATTTAATTTAATTATTGAATATAATGGTGACTATTGGCATTGTAATCCAAACAAATATAATCCCGATTATATACATCCTCATAAAAAAAAGACATCATTTCAAATATGGAGTGAGGATAAAATTAGAATTGACAACATTATAAAATATAATTATAATTTGGAAGTGGTATGGGAATCAAATTTTGACGAAAAAACCACAATTCAAAATATAATTAAAAAATATGAAACAAAAAATTAATGTTGTTGTAATCCCTAGTGACGCAAGTGGAGTCGGGAAATTTAGATCAGTAGACCCCCACGTTTTTCTTCAAAATCAATATTCTGATGAATTTCACGTCGATATTGTCTATCAACCCCCATATGATGATATTAATTTTTGGACTCAATATCAAATAGTTGCGTTCCACAGAAGTATTGGACCTGATTTTGACAGGGCCCACAGATTAATTCAAATGTTAAATTCGTTAGGTGTTGTCACCGTTTGCGACATTGATGATTATTGGATGCCAGGTAAAGAACATCCAATTCACGATATTATTCGGGTTAACAAAATCAATGAAAAGATTGTTGAGAATCTTAAAGTTGCCAAATTTGTTACAACAACAACCGAAATATTTGCGGATGAAATTCGTAAGTACAATAAAAATGTTATTGTATTCCCTAACGCAATCAATCCAAATGAGTCTCAGTTCAAAGAAAAAACTGAAGAATCAGATAAAGTAAGAGTTGGTTGGCTAGGTGGTTCATCCCACCTACACGATCTTCAATTACTTGATTCAGGATTTTCCAAAATCCTACATCTAAAAGATAAAGTACAATATGTATTGTGTGGATTTGATACCAGAGGCAGTGTAACCGAAATAAATGCCCAAACAGGAGAACAAACCAAAAGAAATATTCTACCCGCTGAAACCGTATGGGCACAATATGAAAAGATATTCACTCAAAACTTTAAAATAGTTTCTGAAGGTTACAAAAATCATCTATTAAAATACTCTCAAGAAGAGTATGCTGAGGGTAAAAATGAATCATATCTCAGAGTATGGACAAAACCTGTGACAGGTTATGCTAAAAATTATTCCAAGTTTGATATTTCTTTATCCCCAATCAAGAACACAATGTTTAATAGAATGAAATCTCAGTTGAAGGTAATTGAGGCTGGTTTCTATAAAAAGGCGATAATTGCTTCTAATATTGGTCCTTACACTATCGACCTAAAACATTGTATGGAAAATGGTAATTTTGTAGATGGAAATGCCATCTTAATTAATGAAGCTAGAAATCATGCTGATTGGGCAAAGTTCATTGAGAAATTAGTTAAAAATCCAAATCTTATTAAAGATATGGGTGAAAGGTTATATGAAACAGTTAAAGACAAGTATGACTTGAAGAATGTAACAAATGATAGACGCGAATTTTATATTGATATTGCTAATAAATCATGATTAACATCCCATTAAATAAGATATTATTTTTGGATATTGAGACTGTCGGTGTACAACCTGATTGGGACCATTTAGTTGATAATAATGAAGCTCTCTCATTTCAATTCCAAAACTATTTTGATTGGTTTCAAAAAAGATTTCCTGAAGACGCCGATAAAGGGGTTGCACAAATGTTTGTAAACAGAGCGGCGTTAGTTCCTGAATTCGCAAGAATTGCCTGTGTAAGTGTTGCATTTGTAACCGATAAGGGTGAAACAAAGATGCAATCATTCAGTAACGAAAATGAGAAAGATTTGTTACAAGATGTTCAAAAACTTTTACGTAGAATTGGTGAGTTAGGATTCTTCTTGTGTGGTCATAATGTAAAGGGATTTGATATTCCAATGTTGGCAAAAAGAATGATTATGAATGGTCTACTACCACCAAAAATTTTACCAGGTCATGACACAAAGCCATGGGAAATTAAAGCATTAGACACAAAAGAACTCTGGCAATATGGAGGATATGGGTCAATTGCTTCACTGGAATTAATGTGTGTTTGTATGGGAGTAGAATCATCCAAAAATATGGAAGTAACAGGAAATAAGGTACATGAGGCTTATTGGATAAATAAAGATATCAAAGGAATTGTAGAATACTGTGAAAAAGACGTATTAGTATTAATTGATGTCATAAAAAAAATTACAACATTAGTATAATGAAAAACTTAGACGAGAATATGGACCAAGAAATTTGGAAACAAATTCAAGAGACATTTAATCAAATAAAACAAGATACAGGAATTGAACCTGAAGAAGATTACATCAAAGAATTAGAAGATATGTTGGGTATGTCTGTTGACGAAATGAATGATATCCACATGACCGCAATGAAAACTAAAAATTTGGGAGTTGAGTTGGTTCATGAAGACGCAAAAATTCCGTCATACGCATATCCGTCCGATTCAGGATTTGATTTACGTTCAACCATAGAAATAAACATACCTCCATTCGGTCGAGCATTAATTCCAACAGGTATTAAGTTATCAATTCCTGAAGAATACGAAATACAAGTCAGACCTAAAAGTGGATTAGCCCTCAATCAAGGCCTTACAGTATTGAATACTCCGGGCACAGTAGACTGTTTTTCTGAGGATATGAAAATCCTAACTATCAGTGGTGAAAAAACAATAAAAGAATTAAATATTAATGATATTGTCTTTTCGTTTAATGATAAGACATTTGAAATTGAAAAAGATACTGTAATTAATATTTTTGATACCGAAGAACAAGAAATTATAATTTTTGAAACTGAAAATGGGATATTAGAAGTTACACCAAATAGCGAGGTTTATACTAAAAGAGGTTTAATTTTGGCAAAAGATATAAAAGAAGATGATGAGATTGTTGTTTTTGATTAACCTGTATAGTATTTATCAATAAGATAAAGGGTATAATGGTAAAATGTTTAATTTGTGGGGTAGAAAAAAAATGTTCAATTGTTGAACATTTAAAATTTAAGCATCAGTTAAAATCTGATGAGTATAAAAAAATGTTTGTAGGGTCGAAAGTTAAATCAGATAATGAACGATTAAAAATGTCAGATAGAACCAAAAAAAATTGGTCAAACCCCGAGTATAAGGAACAACAAATTAAAATTAGGAGAATTACACACCAAGACCCTATTTTTAAAGAAAAAATGTCTTTAACATTAAAGAAAAAACATAAAGAAAATCCGGAGTTATTTACAGGATTCACTCAATGGTATAAAACCGAAAAATTTAAAGAATGGGTTGTATCAAAAGAACGAATAGATAAAATATCAGAAACCAGTAAACAAAGATGGGAAAACGATAAATACAGAGAAAAAACCATCAACACCATTAAGAAAGTATTAAATGATGGGAGATGTATTAAATCAACGCAATTTAGAGAAAAAATGTCAATAATAATTTCAAAACTCTATGCCGATGGAACAATATCTAACGAGTCAAATAAATATAAAACAGGTAAATATTCTTCAAAGAAAAATGAAACATTTTTATATTCATCATCTTATGAATTGGAATCTATGATATTGTTTGACGAATCTTTTAATATAAAAAATTGGACGAATAAACATGGGATTAGAATCAAATATTTTTATGAGAATCTAACTAGACATTATGTTCCCGATTTTTTAATTGAATTTCATAATGGTAATTCTTATATTATAGAAATGAAGGGTTGGAATACGGAAGAGGTTGATACTAAAGAATATTATACAAAAAAAATATACCCTAACTATAAAATATTTTATAGTGTTGAAGACTTAAAACAATTTATAAATGAAAATAAGTAAAGTAATAAAAATCTCAAAAACAAAAAAACAAACTTATGATATTACTGTTGAAAATAATCATAATTTTTTCTGTAATAACCATTTAATCCATAATTGTGGGTATAATGGAGAAATTAAAGTTATTGTCTTCAACACAAATAACGAAACTGTTACAGTATCTAAGGGGATGAAAATTGCCCAAGCAGTTTTATGTCCAGTAGTATGTGGAAAATATGTTTCATTAGAATTGACTAATAAAGTTGAAGATAAAGATAGAATGGATAATGGTTTCGGGAGCACTGGCTTATGATAACAGTAGGATATTCAACAAGAAAAAGTAAACCTGAGTTTATCGAGTATCTTAAAAAAAGTTCGGGATTCAAAAAACTTGAAGTTATTGAAAAGGTTAATAACGGCAAAAAATCATTACCCCAAGTTTATAACGAAATATTATCAGAAGCGAAAACTGATATAGTTCTCCTTCTACATGATGACGTATATTTTGATACACCCGCTTGGTATAACAAACTTCTAAAACATTTTGAGAAAACTGATTTTGGTATTATCGGAATGGCGGGAACTACATCAATGCCTGCAGGTGGAATGTGGTGGGAAAACAGAAAAAAAATGGTTGGAATAGTCAATCATGAAAAAGATGGAAAAAAATGGGAATCCAAATATGCGGACGCGGTAGGCAATACTGTTTACGAAACTGTTGTCGTAGATGGTTTATTTATTGCAATTCATAAGAAAAGAATTAAAAAACAATTTAATGAAGAGTTTAAGGGATTCCATTTCTATGATATCCCTTTTTGCTTGGAGAATCATTTGGAAGGTGTTAAAGTCGGAGTAATTACCAATATCCGAATGACTCACAAATCAATTGGGGAGACCAATGAACAATGGGAAGAAAACCGAAAATTATTTGTAGAAAAATACAAATCTCATCTCCCAATAAAATTACCTATCGATCCGAATAAAAAACTTAAAGTATTAATTAGTTCTCTTTTTTTCAGAACATTTACTGGTTCAGAACTTTATGTTTATGAGTTGGCAAAAAACTTAATTAAACAAAATTGTGATGTCACAGTCGTATCTCAAATCGGAGGACCACTGACCGACTTGGCAAAAAAACAAGGTATCAAATGTCTTCCATTCGAACAATCTCCGGGATTTAAGTTGGGTGATGGTAAGTGGGGGTTTACTACTGAAAATGGATTTCAACCATCAGAACCAAATGTTATGTACCGAATAGGTGAAGTGAATTTTGATTTGATACACATGCAACATAAACCAGTTGCGGAAAGAATGATTCAATTTTATCCCGAAATAGATAAAATCTATTCAATACATTCTGAAGTAATTGAATTAGAAGACCCAATTAAACATGAATCAATCAAAAAGTATATTGCTATAAGACCTGAAATTAAGGAACATATTATAGATAAGTTTGAAATTGATGAAAATTTGATTGAAGTTATTTACAATCCAATCGATAATGAAAAATTCAAATCAAAACCAATAAAAGAAGAAAACTATGTTTTATTTGTAGGTACCATCGATTACCTAAGAAAAGAAACAATAATGGACTTAATTGATTATACTTCAGATAATGGTAAAGAACTTTGGATAGTCGGAGAAGATAAGTCTAATTATCTACCGGCAATATTGTTGAACTCACATGTTAAACATTTTCCTCCGACATGGAACGTAGAACCTTACGTTCAAAAATGTTCTGAGACCGCAGGTATTCAATTGGGTAGAACAACTATTGAAGGATGGATGTGTGGAAAACCAAGTTGGATTTATAAAGTTGACTCAGGTGGATTTATTTTGTCTAAAGAAAAATTCAATCCTCCTTCAGATATTGAAAAATATTATGCCTCTAATGTTGTAACTCAAATAAAAGAAGAGTATAAAAAAATATTATAATGGATAGAATTATTGATTATAAAAATTTGTCAGAAAGAATCCAAGAATGGATTTTATCTTACACTGTAGAAAATAAAATTACAACGTTGGTTGTCGGTGTATCAGGAGGAATTGATTCTGCAGTTGTTTCAACCTTATGTGCTGAAACAGGATTACCAACTTTGGTAGTTGGTATGCCATTAAATTCCTCAGAGAGTAATACAGAATTGTCTAACAAACACATTTCTTTTTTATGTGAAAAGTATAAAAACGTAAATGGTTACACCATAGATTTATCAAAAACATTTCAGGAGTTCAAATCTCACAAATTGTTTGAAACAGAATTTAATTCTGAATTAGGATTCGCAAATACCAAATCAAGATTACGAATGATAACTCTATACCAAATCGCAGCATCCAGAAATGGGATTGTTGTAGGAACTGGAAATAAGGTAGAAGATTTTGGTGTTGGATTTTATACCAAGTATGGTGATGGTGGAGTCGATATCTCACCAATTGCAGATTTGTATAAGACTGAAGTTAGAAACTTAGGTCGACATTTGGGGGTAATAAATGAAATTATTAATGCCGAACCAACTGATGGATTGTGGGAAGACAATAGAGTAGATGAAGTTCAAATTGGAGCAACATATGAAGAACTAGAGTGGGCGATGGAAAAAGGAATTTCAAAACAGAATTACAGCGAAAAAGAATACAAAATTATAGAAACTTATTTAAGTTTTAATAGAAAAAATAAACATAAAATGGTTTCAATACCAATTTTTGATTTGAAAGAAAACAAAATTATATGAGAATAGGAATTATCGGTGCAGGAAGATTAGGTCTTACTTTTGCACTATTATGTAAAAAAGCGGGATTTGAAGTTATTGTATCCGATAAACGTGAGGATTATGTATTCAACTTGAATAATGGAATTTGTGACACAAATGAACCATTAATTCAAAAAATGTTATTTGAAGTTGAAAATTTGAAAGCAACAACAAACAATATTGAAATAATCGAGAATTCCGACATTATATTCACATTTGTTGCAACTCCATCAACTCCTGACGGAAGTTATGATAGTTCTGCGGTTTTTCAAGTTGCAAATGATTTTTTCGAAGCCTCCAAATTAGACATATCTATTTTTAACAAAAAGTTTGTTGTCGGATGTACAACTAATCCTGGAGATGTTGAACAAATACAAAACAAACTTTCAATGTTCAGTATACAAGTTGCATATAACCCTGAATTCATCGCACAAGGTGAAATTGTAAAAGGCCTTGAAGAATCCGACATAGTTTTGATTGGTACTGAATACAATGAATTGGCTAATGAGTTAATTCAGATTTATGGAAAAATTCAAACAACTCCAGTCAATGCTCATATCATGTCACCAAAGGCTGCAGAAATTACCAAAATTGGAATTAATTGTTTTCTAACAACCAAAATTAGTTTCGCCAACATGATGGGGGATATTCTTACAAAATCAAATTTAGGTAATGAAATTAATTCCGTTTTGAATGCAATTGGTGGTGATAGTCGGGTTGGGAACAAATATATGAAATATGGATTTGGGTTTGGAGGTCCGTGTCTACCAAGAGACAATAGAGCATTAGGTCACTACGCAAATGAACTTGGGATGAAATTGAATCTTCCACTCACTGTAGATGACTTTAATAAAGAACATGCAGAATTTGTTAAGAATTTTTTCATTAAACAAAATCCTGACAAGTCCATACCATTTGTTATGAATTACATTACGTATAAACGAGGAACTGATATTTTAGAAGAATCCCAACAATTCAAGTTGTGTTTGGATTTGTTAGAAGAAGGGTACTATGTGAACGTAATTGAAATTGATGAGGTTGTTAAAAAGTTATCTGAATTGAGTAAAGAATTTGAAGGTAGATTAAAATTTTATAAACAAGGAACAACTCCTGAAGGTTTTGTGATTAACCTGCAATGATAAATTTTGTAGTTTGCGTTTGGAACGCAGAAAAATATATTAAGAATTGTATTAGAACTTTGAAGTCTCAATCAGATAAAGACTTCAAAGTTTTTATCATTGATGATGTGTCTACCGATAACACTGTTGAAACAATCAAATCTTTGATTAATGATGACGATAGATTCCATTTGACCATCAACATAGAAAAAAAATTCAAGTTAAAAAATTTGGATGAGTTGATTACAACGTTTGATGACCAAGATATTGTAATTGAATTGGATGGTGATGATTTTTTATTATCCTCTGATGTTGTTTCTGATATTCGTAACATTTATTCAGATGGAAAAGTTTGGTTGACTAATGGGTCCTTTATGTACACAAATGGAAATCCAGGATTCTCAAGTAAATGTAACCCTGACACAGTTCGTAAAGATGTTTTTACATTTTCTCATTTAAGAACTTGGAAAACTTTTTTATGGAAATCAATTCCAAAAAATTATCTTAAAGATGATAACGGAGAATACTTCAAATCTGCTGCCGATGTCTCCTACACTTTTTCACTTTTAGAACTAGCGGGAGAAGAAAATTATAGATTTTTACCTAAACTATATTACGTTTATAATGCCGAATCTCCATATAATGACCATAAGATAGGAAGTGCAACAGGTGGAGGTCATCAAGAACAACTAAGATGTTCAAATATAATACGTAATAAACCAAAATTAAAAAAATTAATTAGATGAGTAATCTAATATCATGTAATTTAATGGGTGGATTGGGTAACCAACTTTTCCAAGCCGCTCACGCAATTGCAAAAGGAATTACACACAATAGGGAAGTTGTTTTTGTTCCCATTTCATGGACTCCAATGCAAGGAAGACAAACTAAAAATTATCTAAACAATATTTTTCGTAATCTAAAGTTTGTTGACAACATAGATGGATTTGAAAAAGTAATGGAAGTGTCTTGGGAGTTTAGTGAAGTATTCGTTAAAAACTACAATACCGTATTTGACGGATATTTTCAAAGTTCCAAAAATTTTTTAGGACATGATGATAGAATTAGAAATATATTCTCACCAAATGAAGAATTCATTAATGAAATGATGGATAAACATCCTGAATTAAATCAAGAAAAAACATTGTCAATTCACATCCGAAGAGGTGATTGTTTTATGAATCCTGACATTCACCCTATTGCAACTGAAAAATATATTGAGAAGGCATTGAAAGAAATTGGAGAATATTCTCATGTTTTTGTTTTTAGTGACGATAAAAAATGGGTAAAAGAAAATCTGAAATTCACAAACGTAACTTACGTCGAAGATGAAGATTACAGAGAAATGTGGTTAATGTCTTTATGTAAAAATAACATAATTGTTAACTCAACTTTCTCGTGGTGGGGAAGTTTCTTGAATAAGAACCCTAATAAGAAAATTGTGGCCCCTTCAATTTGGTTTGGACCAAGAGGACCAAAAAACTATAAAGACATATACGAACCAAACTGGACTGTATTAGAAGTAAAATATAAAGACGGATGGTTAAACTAAATTATGAAAAAATATACACGTAACGACGGAAACAACGAAGAAGGAATTGGGTCAATTCTACAATCACAACTTCATCTATACGCTTATTGTAGACTTATGGGGTACGACGTATGTTTATCTAAACTTATAAACATTTCTCACTATCAATATATTGGTGAGACATCCGAAAATTACAATAAAAAAATAAATGACTTTTTTTCATTTTTTAATTGTGACAATAAAGAAGGTGAATACACAGACCCAAATTGGTTAATAAAAAACTGGGGTGAAACTTATAATAAAGAAAAAAAAATTTTTATAAACGAACTATCTCAAAAAATAAATTATAGTGGTCCATTTTATTTTGATAAAAAACAACAGACAGTTTCAATTCACATAAGAAGTAAAAACATAGGAGATGTATGTGATAATTTGAACCGAGAATATTTTGATATTCAAAAAGAAAAATATTTTATAAATTTAATCAATTATGTTAAACAAAAACATGGTGAAAATTTAGACATACATATTTTCTCACAAGGGGATGAAGAGTCTTTTAAATTATTTAGTAATCAATTTAATTGCACCTTACACATTAACGATGATATACTTACTACAATGTATCATTTGATAAATTCTAATATTCTATTAACATCTAACAGTTCTTTAAGTTGGTGTTCACACTTGTTTGGAAAAAACGATTATGTCTACTCAAGAAATAATTTTTTTCACTCATGGTATCCTGAAACAATTTTAGTTGATGTTGACGGAAATGTTATAAATAACCCTTGGCCATAAAAAAATATGAAATACGCACAAATAAATCTATTAATATACATATATAAAAAATGATATCAGAAAAAATTAAAAATGAATTGTTTTCACATATACTCGAAGACGATAAAATTAAAATTCCTGAGTGGACAAAAAAAGTTAAAATAGATGTAGGCACCTCATTGAATGCACCTAATTCTCAAAAGTGGTTAGAAAATGATGACGAATTATGTGTTTTTGGATTTGAGCCGAACATAAATAATTTACGCATTTTAAATACAGGAATTCATTCTTGGCCAATAAAATTAGACTTAGATAGAATAAACAAATCATTTTTTTATATTAATTGTGCTTTATCCAATACTGTTGAAGAACATGTTGATTTTTATTGTACAAGTGAAGATCCAGGGACCTCAAGCCTTTACAAACCAAAAGGACATAACGTAGATTCTATCACTAAAATTACCGTAATTCAATTATCGGATTTTTTTGATTTATTTCCATGGGAAAAAATCCCTTACATAGAACAACTTAAAATCGATGCTCAATCGTCGGATTTTAATATCATTAAGGGGATAAAAAATTATCTTAGTGAAAAAATAGTGTATTTGGATGTCGAGACAACAACAAATGGACAATATGAAAACCACGAAACTCCTCAGATTATGAAAGAATATATTGAAAGTGAGGGATTTGAATGTATTGAGTGGGGGGTGGTGAATGCTAGATTTGTTAACAAGAAATATTCAGACATTTTAAACAAAATAAACTATATTTTCTTAAATGATTAAATTTTAAATAAACTATGACAACAATACCTGTTAGCGTTGGAGAACTAATTGATAAACTATCAATTTTACGAGTTAAACAAACAAAAATAACTAACCCCGAAAAATTAACATATGTCAATAAAGAATTTGAATTGTTATATAATTTTTCCTCAGTATATTTTAACAATGAAGAGATATCGAAATTATACCATGAGTTAGTAGATACTAACTCAGAATTATGGGAGATTGAAGATAAATTGAGAGTTTTAGAAACTGAAAAAAACTTTGGATATGAATTTATAGAACTTGCAAGAGGTGTTTACTATACAAACGATAAACGATTTGTTTTGAAAAATGAAATAAACGAAAGAACTTCCTCAGAAATTAGAGAAGTCAAAGAATATGTTGAATATTAATTTATGAAAAAAATAGTAGTATTAGGAGGAGGAGGGTTCATAGGTGGACATCTCGCCAAAAGATTAAAAGAAGAAGGTAATCACGTTAGAATATGTGATATAAAAAAACATGAATATTTCTTCCATGATGAAATCTGTGATGAATTTATTTTAGGTGATTTGACTGACCCTAAAGTTGTTGAGTTAGTAATTGAAGAGGGTGTTGACGAAGTTTATCAATTGGCGGCAGATATGGGTGGAGCATTATACATATTTACAGGAGAACATGACGCAGATGTCATGTACAATTCTGCAACTATCAACCTTAATGTTGCTCGTGAGGCAGTTAAGAAAAAGGTTGGAAAACTATTTTACTCATCGTCTGCCTGTATGTATCCTGAACACAATCAGTTAGACCCTGAAAATCCAAACTGTGAAGAGTCCTCAGCATATCCTGCAAATCCCGATTCCGAATATGGATGGGAAAAATTATTTTCTGAAAGATTATATTTAGCCTTCAGTAGAAACTATGGACTAAATGTCAGAATAGGCAGATTCCATAATATTTTTGGACCACAAGGTACTTGGACGGGAGGCAGAGAAAAATCACCTGCGGCAATGTGTAGAAAAGCTGCTGAGACTGAAACTAATGGAGAAATTGAAGTTTGGGGTAATGGTTTACAAACTCGATCATTCTTGTATGTTGATGAGTGTATTGAGGCAGTCCTTAAATTAATGGAATCAGATTTTGAGGGACCTGTGAATATTGGTAGTGAAGAAATGGTAACAATAAACCAACTTGCGAGTATGGCAATTGCAATATCGGAAAAAGAAATTACCATAAAAAATATTGAGGGAGAAGAATTCGAACATAAGTATGGATTCAAATGTCCCTTAGGTGTTAAAGGAAGGAATTCTGATAACAAAATGTATAGAGAAAAAATTGGGTGGGAAGTGAGTCAGCCATTGTCTGTTGGATTGAAGAAAACATATCAATGGATAAAATCTCAAGTTGATAAAAAACAACTTGAAACAGTGTGGATATATGAAAGTCCTGACAGAGGTAATACTGTATATAAACGAGAGTCACAGAGTTTGAAAAAACATAAAGTTAAATAATTTAGAATGGGTAGACCAACAAAATCAAAACCAACGGCAACTTTACCAAGTGAAGAAGCTCCGATTAAAAATAAAAAACAACAAATCTGTTCAATAATTAAACGAAAGACAAAAGAAAAATTTTTATCTGAAAGTCAAAAAGAATATTATGAAAAATTAGTCAATAACCAAATTGCTATTTGTTCAGGTCCGGCAGGTGTTGGAAAGAGTTATATCGCAATGAAATGTGCGGTTGATTTGTTATCAGATCCAAATACTCCTTACGAAAAAATTATAATTGTAAGACCTGCAGTTGAAGCTGAAGAAAAATTAGGTAGTTTACCTGGTGGTGTTGAAGAAAAACTCGACCCATATATTTTTCCATCATATTATCTATTGAATAAAATAATTGGAAAAGATACTAGAGAAAAATTAAAAGAAATTGAGGCAATAGAGGTATTTGCATTGGCATACATGAGAGGTATGAATATTGACAATTCTATTTTGATTTTTGAGGAAGCACAAAATTCAACTCCAAGTCAAATGAAATTGTTATTAACTAGAATAGGATTTAACTCAAAATTTTTCATATCGGGAGATTTAGAACAGTTCGATAGGCACAAAGATAAAACACAGACTGGACTTTGGGATGCATTGAAAAAGTTTCAAAACATGGATGACATTGGTGTTTTTGAATTCAAATCTTCGGACATTGTTAGGAATCCACTAATCTCCAAAATATTAAAAAAATACGAAGAATGAAAATCGGAATTGAGTTAAATGGAGTTTTAAGAGACACTCTAAAAAAAATACAACAAGAGTATGAGAAATGGTATATTAATAATCCATTTCGTGATGAAAATGAAGAAGATGATTTCAAATATGAGGTTTTATCTGAACTAACTACATTAGACATTTTGAATCATTTGAAATTTAGGAGTGAGGATGAATTATATGATTTTCTATATAAGGAACATACTATGGAAATTTTCGGACATGCCGGTTCTGTGGAACCTTCAGGTCTTTTGGAGTTAAATGAATTTTACTTAGACATGAGAGAATTTCATGACATTATTGTTGTATCGGATGAAATAGGAAAATCAAAACCCGCGTCATTATTTTTTATTTCTAAGTTTGGTTGTTTAGTTGAATCTGTAAAATTTTATAGCGAAAGTACAATTAATTCATTATGGGATTCGGTAGACATTTTACTTACTGCCAATCCTAAACTATTATTGAATCATCCAAAAAACAAAATGGTAATTAAATTCAATACAATATATAACGAAGACATTGAATCCGATTTTAATATTTCAAGACTTAAGGAGTTAAAAACAAAAATACAAGAAATAACATGATACAAGTATTAGGAGAAAATTATTTTATCGACTTAGATGAAATTGAAAGTTATCTAGATATGAGCCAGAGTGAAGATTCCTTTGATTCAGAATCGGGAGAAACAGAAACAAAAATTAACATTATTAAATACGAAATGGTTAAGTTGTTGTTAGAAACAGTCCTTACCGAGCAAGAAGTCGTAGACGAAAAACTTGGTATGAAATCGAACTCTAATGTGAGTATCCCATTTAAAATCGCGTTTAATAGTTTATTAAATAAAAAACTTATCAATCATTATTAATATGGAAAACCAACTTCAAGACAAAGTAAAACAATCCATTACGATACTAAGAGAAAAACAAGCCAGAATATATTTTTTAGT